CGTGGCATAGTTCGCAGTGGGGAGCCCGATTCTCGTGGGGGTCACCCCGATCGCCGCGATCACGCTCTCGCGTACCAGGTGCCGGGTCGCCTGATATTCCATGTCACGCGGCGACCAGGAGAGTGGCTGGTAGTTCACCCCAGCCCCCAGGAAGAGGGCGGTCCCTTGCTTCCGGGTGCGACGGTCGAACGCATCGCGCATGACCCCGATCTGCTGTTGGCTCCAGGTATCGCCCTCGGTGGCAGGGCTGAAGATGCCCGTCGGCTGGCCCTGGTCGGCACTGTTGGCGGCAAGCTCTGCGGCCTTCTGCTCTGTGGTCAGGTCGGAGGCCAGGGCACGGATCGCCCCGTTCCCGTAGAGGCCGCGCGGGCCATCCTCCCAGGAAGGGGATCGGATGTGTAGGACTTGCTCCCACCCGTACCGGACGATCTTGCCGCCTTCGTTGTAGTCATACGCTGCGGCCTGACCGTCCGCAGACGGAATCACCGTGACCCGCTCTGGGTGCAGCCTGATCAGGGCGGCGGGCTCGGGACTCCCGGCAACGAGCAGGAACGCATCCCCAACCAGTACCAGGTCCGTGACAAACTGACGGCGCAGGAGCACGCCAGGCATCCGGCTTGTGGGCTGGTCCAGCAGATCCAGCACCGGGTGGTCCTCGATGGGTTCGGCATCCTTGCCCCGTCCACGGGTCACCTTCAGGCCCAGCATGGATAGGTCATCTGCCACAGCGCCGCAGCTCGCGGCCACCCAGGGGAAGGCCCCAAGGGCACTCATGCTGTTGATGGCTTTCATGCCAGGCGCGCGGCCCTGGCCATCTGCGAAGTCTGCCCCGGCTACGTGGTCGGTGGTCCCATCCGGACGCACCTCCACCAGCTTCAGAGCACGGAGCACGCGCGATAGCCACGTCTCCCGGAGCACAAGCGAGGAATCGGCCACGCCCTGACTGTAGTGCATTTAGGATATTTGGGCAACTTGGGATATTTGCTACCCCACGGCGAACCCTCCAGCCTTGCCGAGCTTGACAACCAAATATCGAACGGCGTCAAGGAGGTGGTCGGCCTGGCGTTTCTTTGGCTGGTCCAGTGCCTCACCCGCGCCCCGTTCGTCCCACACATACGACTCGATCTCCCTGATGAAGTGGGTACAGCTCGCGAACACCTGGAGCCCTGGTCGGCCTTCCACATCAGGGGCCAGGCGCTCAGCGATCGAGTTGATGCCACGGGCAACAGACCCGCGCCCCTTCTTGGCGGCTGAGTTGGCTAGGCCATGCTCGCGGGCCAGGGCCAGCCGTGCCCCCCGGTCCTCGGGATCGCAGACGATCCACTCAGGCTCTCCCCACTTGGCTATCAGTGCGTGGATCGCCTTGGCATGGGTGGAGAGGGTGGCCTGTGCTTTGTAGTACTCATCGACCAGGTACAGGCGATCGTCTGGACCCAGGGCACACACCACCACCGCAGTCGGCGCACGGGTGCCGAAGTCCATCCCCAGATAGATCGGCCAGTCCTCCGGGATCGGGTGGGGCTCGATGACGTGGAGATGTCGGGCCCAGTCCTGGTACACCCTACCCTCAAGGGTGGTCCACTCACCACGGGCACGGGCGGCTCTCTCATGTGGTCCGTACTGCCTGAGCAGGCGAGCCAGTGCGCCTTCTGGCAAGTGGGGATTGTCCTCCCCGTGGATGTAGTGGACCCGCACCTCCTCGGAGGGTTGGGCCACCCAGCGATCATGCAGCCAGGTCATCCCCCGCAGTGGTGTCATGCTCAGCAGGAGCTTGGCGTGGGGCTGCCGGTCCACCAGGCGCATCAGGCATTCGTTGACCACTCCCTCATCGCCGGGCTCCTCGTCAAACCAGCACAGGTCCACGGCTGAGCCTTGGAAAGACTCCCGGCCTGCCGCCACGCTCAGGAAGATGATGCGCCCCCCTCCAGGGATCTGGACCTCTGCCCGTCCGTATCCGTCCCGGTTGCGCCACTTGCTCCCGGCTGGCAGGTACTCAGCGATAGCGGGCCGCATGTACTCCCGCCCATCAGGGGAGTCCAGGGCGATAGCCCAGACCGTGCCGGGCCTGTCTGGCAGGGTGGTGGGGTCGATCCCGTTCAATCGGCACCACCTCTGCGCGTCCGGGTGTCCTCGACCCATCGCATAGGCCACGGAGAACATCGCGGACCCGCGTGTCTTGCCTGCTCTGTTGCCGCCTGAGATGATGGTGATCAGGCTGCCCATCTGCTGGAACGCGCGCCGCTGGGAGGTCCGTGGTAGCTCCCGATCCCAGAGCCGGGCATAGGCCAGCGGGTGGTCCTTCTTGTGCTGCTGGAGGCTCTGGAGCTGACCGAGTAGGGGAGCCAAGGCGTCTGCCGTCTCCATCACACCCCGCCGATAGGAGCCCGCATCACCGGGTTGATGTCCAGAAGCTCCTTGCTTGTCTTGTCCACCCTAACGATAGAATCCCCCCACTTGCGGATCAGCAGGTCCATCTGCTGGCGCTCCTTGTCTAGGTTCCTGTACATCGCACACCCTCCCTGGTTCCCGTGGTCATTCTTGAGGAGGTGCAGGAAATTGAACCGGAGCAGCTTGCGGTCCCGGTTCAGTACCTGCAAGCAGATGTCATAGTCCTCCTTCAGTGGCAGTCGCTCATCGTACCGGATGGCCCCCAGGCTGTTGAGCCTCAGTCCATGGAACGACGCGGTGCAATAGCCTTTGCAATTGAAGGGCGTGTACTCCTTGTATCCGCCCTTGTCTGAAACGCAGTTCACGCCCCACAGAGCCACGCCCCACTCCTCCGCCACCCGGAAGCAGTGCTCTACTTTCTCCTCGGCTGCATCACCCACCAGTGCATCCGCACCCGTCGTTCTGTAGAAGCACCCGAACCTTACGATGTCATCGTCCAGCAGCAGGATCTCCGTCTCCCCCTGCTCTGCGGCCCAGTCCACCAGCCAGTTGCGGACCCGTGCGATGTTGCCCCGGATCTCGTCCGGCATCTCTATGACCTCCACCCCCTGAGCCCTGTACTCTTCTGCCTCAAACGAGTGGACACAGTAGATCGTGCTGGGCAGTACGTGGTGGGTAAGCAGCCCTCCAGCCCTCTTGTATGATGGCGCCAGGATGAGCATCACTCTGCCCCCGTCAGCTTCGTTATCGTCCTCGGTCCATCCAGTACTCGCCCGATCCCAGCCGACCAGGGCTTTCCGTTTGCACGCGTACTGGCCACAGTTTCAAGACCCAGCACGCTCTGGGCCTGGAGCCAGTCGATGTCGGACTCAAACCTGAGCACCACATAGTGGTTGCTCTCGCCAATGATCTCGGAGAAGCTGACCTCTGGCACGGCCACCCTACGGTCATCCTCCGAGATCATCTCAGCCAGATCGTCCGGGCTCCACCCCAGCCCATCCAGGTCCACCCCATCGGCGTCAAGCTCCCGCAGGATGTCCTCCAGGCCACCGGTCCAGTCGGCAAGCTCACCCAGCCGGTTGTCAGCCAGCGCCAGGAGCTTCGCATCAGCAGGGTCCAGGTCCATCACCCGGACGGGCACGCGGTCCAGTCCCAGGCTCTGGGCTGCCTTGTGTCGGGTGTGACCGGCCACGATCTCCAGCCCTCCCCCGTCGATGGGGCGGGCGATGATGGGCGAGGCAAACCCGAATCGCTTGATACTCTTGGCCACCTCTGGGACCGCGTGCGCGTTGCTCCGTGGGTTGTCTGCCCACGGCGTCAGGCTCTCGATGGGTAGCCACTCAGCGGCGGCCTCTGTTGTGTCATCCTGCTTCCGCATGGGTAGCTCCTGTACTGGTTGTTGAATCGCTCACTCTTCCACCCACTCCACAGCCGCTGCCCCGGTCGGCGTGGGCCTGAGTCTGGAGGACTGGGCCAGGAGGCCGCGCCCACGGAGACAGCAGACAGCACGGAGGACCGGCAAGACCTCTGCACCCAGACCCCCCGCCAAGGTCTCGATCGTCCACTCCCCAGGATGGGCACAAGCCCAGATGAGGACCGACCACCGCAGGGTGCCGCGCTTGATCGCTGGTGGTGCGGTCATTCTGTGCCCCCGAATAGCTGACCCTGGGAGGGCTCTG